TCTCTTATAAAAGAACCAAATACTAAACTTAAATATAAGTATAACTCACCTGAATATGCAACTGCAACAGCAGTCATCATTATAATTAATATTAATAGTATCCATTCCATATTACTTACCTCTCATTTCTTCTGCTTCTAATTGTATCATTGTATCAACCACATCTGGCATAACTTCATCAGCACTTGTATCAATCTCAACATTACCATCTTCTTCAGCATGTTCATCATCTTCAGCATATAACACTTTACCAATATATTCAGTATCACCACTATCTCTATAATCAGCATCTACCATATATGTTTCAACACCGTCTTTTGTTTCTGTAATTTCGTGGTTAATCTGTGAGTGATCTATACCACATTCACCAAATAACTTATCAGCTTCATCTTTGTCTTTTGCTAAAACTTCTTGTTCAATAACAAGTCTATAATAAGTTTTCTTTCTGTACAGATTTTTATTTACGTCTTTATCTGTAAAAATGACATTTGTATCAACGTTCATATTAGTCCTCCTTTTCCATATCGTTAATATAATCTTTATCTTCACTACTCATTAATAAAACAATATAGTGAATTGCTTTTAATAAATCTTTTCTATTCTTACCATCTTTTTTTCCATATCTACATAGATACTTAATTGCATTTGCTTGACAGAAGTCTTTATCAATATCAAGTTGTCTTAGCATATCTTGTACTTGAAAGCCATCTTCTGTTGTAGAATAGTGTTGGTTATAAGTTTTACCAATATATTCTTTTACTTCATCTAATATTCTGTCTTCATCATACTTCATTATTGTAAACCTCTTTCATTATATACTGGTACGTGTTTTTTTGTTTTTTTCAAATCAAAATCTTTTCTTAACGATTGTCTATCCCATTTCTGACCATAGTCATTAAATAGATTTTTATTACCAGCAGCTACATCTGGCCACACATCTTCGTAAGTTTGATAGTATTGGTCTTCATCAATTAATTCAATTCTAGTAGAATTAGCAAAGTTAGATGCTGACTCTTTATAATTCCAATCTAAAAACTTTATAATTTTCATTTTTGTTTTTTGATTTTTAAATTTTTTTCTAAACTTTTCTGGTACGTTTCTATACACAGTTTCATAATGATAAAAGAAGTCACCTTGATGTTCAGGATCCATATACTCTCTTAAATAACAAACGTTAAAAGTTTTGTTCTTACTCATTATTGACACTCCATTTCAATTACTTCTTCAACATTGTCCTCATTGATACCAACCATTTCAAGGTTGTCAATTTCTAATATTTTAGATTTACAAGTATCTAAATCAATTTGACCGTCTTTCATTTTATTGATAAACTTATCAACTTGATTTTCTACTGAAGTTTCAATATATTGTTTTACTTTAGACATAGTGTTTCCTCCTTGGTTATATTATTAATATTATCATAAAAATTCATAGTTGTCAAGTAATAAATTTTGTTGAAAACGGTTGAAGTATAGTTAAAACAAAACAAAAGGAAATATATGATTAAATCAACCGTTTTCATATTATTATAATACAGGGAAAATACCCCAAAGTCAATGGTTAATTTGCGTTGATTTTACTAGGTTTTTTGTAGATGTTCTTCTTTTGTTCTACTACTTCCAGTTGTTTTTTACCCAATCTTTGTCCGATTCGTGTGGATTAGGTTGTCCGTGGAACACTGCAACTATCGCATTAGGGTCTTGTTCAAATGTCCAGTCTTTCTTATGAAATCTCTTTTGTTGTCTATCAAACCATTTATAAGATTGTGTCCACTCATCAGGAAATACTTTTAGTGGTGGTTTAAATTTCATCAAATCTGTTATTACATTTTGATCGCCTTGTACTTTTCGCCATTTAGGTCTATCAGCAAAATACTTATTCCATATTAATTTAGTGGCATTTTCATTATTCCATTTCATTATACTAGAATTATAAAACATTTTAGGTTGTCCAAAATCTCTTATAATACCAAATGTTAATTCATCGCCCCATTCAGCAAAACAATCTATACTTTTTAATATCACTACATCTAAATCAAAATACAAATTGACACCTTTTAAATTTGACTTGTCACTAAAAAGTTGTAACTTATTCCACCAACCTTCCATATCGTGTCTATGAAACTTTCTGTATTCTATGTCACCTTTTACTATGTCGTGTAAATTAACGTGATCTGTAAAACATATAAATTTAAATTTATATGTTAAATGGCGTTTAACCATATTGTATAGTTTTTGTACATATTCAGGTTTATATTTGTTTCCGTAATATACACAACATACATTTATCATATCATTAACCAATTGTAAGTTGCTCTCATACTCATAAGCAAGTACATCAACTCCATTAATGTTCTTGCCCAATCTCTATCTTTATAACCAAAATATATCCACATACTACAAGATACCACACTTAATGACCAACCAACCCATTGTGTTGCAATGTTCGCACTAGATAATATAAAAACACTTGCCATCGCTAAACCAAAACCAATCCATCTTGTACCATTGATGTTTTTATAATATCTAATTTTCATTTTGTTTTTTAAGAGTTTCGTATGCAGTTCCATTTTCTATTTCTTTTATGGTAAATTGATTTTCAACTACATACTTTAACCATTCTATTATTGTTTTTCTACCAGGTCTAAAAGGTTTTTCTACAAATTTAGGATTACGAGAACACACAGGTGCAGCAACATTTTTACCAGCGCATATAACTGGTACTTTATTCATAATGGCATCAATAGCAGATAAACTCATATTTGTAACTAAACAATGACAGTCTTTTAAATCATCTTTTATATCTGTGTTCCACCATTCGTTTCCTGGTCTTGGTTTGTTTCTTACTCGTATCTCTCTATCTGTGTGTTTCTTTAATTCTTCAGTTACCATATAAATCCATTGATCTTGGTTTACTCCATTTGTGTGAAAAGTAACTGTTTGAGATGATGGCGCAACTAATATATGTTTTGTTTCGCCTGTGTACCAACCCTTAAACTCTACATCTATTCCTTTGTTTTCTAATTCTATTAATCGTTGTCCATTACCAACTTTACCTCTTGTTGTATGAATACCACCTCTAATTATTCTAAAATATGTTTTATCAAAATCGTGTATCTTTGGTTCTGGATAACGAGTGATTTGTTGTGTCAAGTAACCAACATCTACATACCACCATTCTTCTCCTTTTTCAGATACTTCTCTAATTAAGTCAACATTATTTCCACCTAATCCCCAAAAGAAATGTATGGGTTTATCTTCATCTTTCCAACCCTTTTCTATTGCTGGCCAGATTTGGTGAGATAAACACGCATCCCATCTTAATTTATGTGTTATAATCATTTGTTCTTTAATCTATTCCAAGCATAACCATTTTCTATTTCACTCATTAAATATTGATTTGATAATAAACTATCAATCCAAGCTTCTCTAAACTCTGGATAAAATGGTTTTTCTATTTGTGTTAAATCCATTTTAGATACAGGCGCACCCATAGAATATACCTCACAAAAACTAGGTATACCTTTTAACACAGCGTCAACACAAGCAGTTGATTGACAAGTGACAACTGCCCAAGCGTTTTTTAAGTCTTCTTCAAACGTTGTATTACTATCTTTAGTTCTAAATCTTATAGGTCTTTTTGTATTTTCTTTAATCTTTTGTTTCACATTAGTTTCCCAATTTTCTATATTGTACCAAGTCTTAACGTGTTTTGATGGTGATAATACTAATACATAATCACCATTCTTTTTCCAATCTTCTATTTCTATATGTGGTTTAAACTTTTTTAATCTTTCTCTATCTTTATCATTTAAATCATCTATAACATTTAACATCAATGCGTTTTTTGTTATACGATATATTCTTTCGCCAAAGATTTTATTGATACCGTGTTTTTGTTCTTTAAAATAATACGCATGGTCAAAGTGATAGTAGGTATGATTGACTGCATTACATTGTTTTATTAAATCACCTGTGCCTCTTAATATTCCAAAAATTGTTATAGGTTTTTCTTGTAAATGATTATAGGATGGCCATTCTGTTTGTTCATATTGACCAACTGATTTTAATTTTGTATGTAAAATTCCATTAGCACTTTTAACAAATGCTCTAATTACTTTATCTGAATTATCTCTTGTTTCAAATCCTTGTATCATTGTAATCTTATTTTAAAACATTCTGAATAATACTTAAACCAATTAGATGAGTAATCACAATCTTTATATTCAGCAAACCAAGGTCCGCCTTCTGTAAAGTGTACATTTTTTATATCGTCTTTATATTCATATTCACCTGCTAACCAATTCCATTCTAAAGGTAGATCACCTATTAAGTCTTCACTTTCTAACCATTTAAATTGATGTAGTTCTAAACCACTTGCTCGATTAACATAGTTTGGTGTTAATTGTGTACACTTCTTACAATTCATTAACATAAAACTAGACCAGTTCTTTTTAGGATAAACTGTTTGTACTTGATTTAAAAACTTAACTTTACTCTTTGGTGTGTAATCGTGTTTACAA